CGTGTAACAGCGCATGGATTTTTACCTAGTCGAATCACGACTAGCTCACTGCAAAGTGGCGAAAGGTACCGGTTTTCCAGATTCAGGCCCCCCCAGTAAGAAGCGAAGGGCGTACTGTGTACCTTCGTGGTGAAAAGGTCAACCCTGGTCTGGTTTTCGTTGGGCCCAAGGAAGCTTTGCTTTGAGAGAATAGTATACTCAAATATCCACAAACCCCATTTTCATAGAATTCGGAACACTTCATACTCGTTGTACTACGTGAGAGTATGGTAGTGTAGAAGGGAGGAACTCGGTATCTTGACAACCCATAAAGTAGTTGCAAAGAAATTGGTTCGTGGATGTACGAGTCAGCCGTACCGCAGGCAATTGGCGCGGTCAGGATTGGTAACCCTGGCACTTGACAGACCTTTCTATTTGCCTCTACTTTATAGGCTTTTCCATCTTAGGAATCTGTTGTTGAGCTCTATCGTTGCGATTAGAGGGCTGACATGTTGATGTCGGCAATTGGTCCTAGTTGATGGACCAAGCATAAGAAGTTAGTCTTGCAGTGTGGTGTCTTGACGCTTTGCGTGATATCGCCAGACCGTTGCATATAGTCGGTCGGTTTAAGATATCGTTGGTGCACCTTTGGGTTCATGATTGCACGTCGCGGCGGTGTGTGTGCGAAAAAGAGAACAGAAGGAGCCGACCAAGAAGGGCTACTGTTGGATTTCCTTTCGAGTGTGTCAAGCAGTGTTTGAAAGCTGGACTGCTAATTAGCTTTCCTGATACGCTCGTACACAGTTATGTCGAGCAGGTTCTGCAACGACCTTAAGAGTGCACCCCAAGAAATACGAACCAGACACAACCATCGATACAACCTTCTATTGCATCTTGCAATATCATACCAGCACCATGTCGATCTTCAGCAACGAAGTTACCAGCATTATGTTTGGCAATGATTTGACCGCTGCGAACAATACGCTCGCTCACGAGTGTATCGCGGCGGCGAAGAAGGTTATTCGAGACATCAAGGCGAATTTCCTTTACCGTGGCGGTGACCCTGCTCTGATAGGCTACTCCAAGCCTATCACGAATTCCAGGCGCGTTATTGCCGGCGCCGTGAAAATCATTCGGCGTGCCAACGCTTTCCGGCGTCGGTACATCTTGTCGATGATCAACACGGATTACGGCTATATTCGCCTGGATGCATATCTCCCCCCAGTGCAGAAGAAGAGTGTGCCTAAGGAGGAGACTAAAATCAAAAAACAAAAACGCGTTCAAACGCGCTACACCAACATCCAGAAGGGTGTGGAGGCACGCAATCGCAAGATTACGTCGCAGTCAGGTGAGCGCAATGTCAAGCGCGCTGTTCGTGAGGAGAAGCAGAGGCAAGCTGCGAAAGCCAAGGTGAAAGCCGAGGCCAAGCTTGTGCCCAAGGAGATTCGTGAAGCCATGAGGCTTGCAGCACGTGATAAGCGCAACCCTGCTGCCATTGAGACTCAGTCTGGACAAGTTATTGGCACTTTAGCTGTTAGTTTCGCCATCGGCTTGGCTGGTCTTCTTAAGGCCAAAACCGCCACAAAAAATCTCATTGCTGAGATAAAAAACAGAGTGTCTGAGTTTTTCGCTCAGATAAAAAAAAAAATTACTCATGTTTTTGCCAGTGTGATGGTGATAGCTATTTTGTGGTTTGTTGTTCGAAAGTACAACATTTCACAACCAGTTGTCAATCTCGCCATAGGTCCGTCAGTTTCTAATATTGTTGATAAAGAGACGTGGCGCCATGCATCTGCTTTCTTTCGTGAAGGTGCTGGCCCCACAGTGACGACTCAGTCTGGCTTGGCTATCGGGGATGCGAGCAACCTCATGACTAGCTTGCTGTGTTTTCAAGCCTTCAAGGGCAAGAACATGTCGAGCAATGTCTCTGAGTTTTCTAAGCGTGTCTCCAACTTTGATCGCATGAGCGCAGGGCTTGAGTCATTTGCAAAGTGGATTCTGTCAACGTTTGAGAATTTCATTGCATGGATTGCAGAGAAGTTTGGCGCTGACTACAAGAAAAAACTTCGCACAGAGGACGCTGCTCTTAAGCAGTTTTTCCGCAAAGTTGATGATTGCGTGGACCGACACAACGCTCAAGGAATTACAGTCAACAATGATGAGTTGAACTACCTTGTTGAGTTGTCGAAGCAGGCCACAGCCTTTAAAGATCTTTATCGTGGCACGCGTCTGGAGTCCTCAGTGACTTCTGCACGCGCGAATATCCACAATCTCATTCACCCGCACCTTGGCGCACTTAATGCGCGGAAAAATAACCGCCCAGAACCGACTATGGTTGTACTTCTTGGTGCGCCTGGTGTGGGCAAGACTTACTTGATTGAAGCGATAACCAGCGCACTTTTGATACGCTCGGGTCTGCTTCACAAGAATGCCACAAGAGATGAGGTTCTCGCGCATTGTTATCAGCGCGGTACTTCTGAGTATTGGAACGGTTATTCCGGGCAGTTTGCGACAATTTTGGATGATCTTTGGCAGCAGCGTCCTGACCCCACGGACAAGGATAACGAGTTCATCAATATCATTCGCATGATTGGTTCATGGGCCATGCCTTTGAACTTTGCAGATGTTGAGAGCAAGGGCAAGATTTATTTCTCTTCTCCCCTTGTTTTGGCTACGACCAACTTGTCCGGTATTGAGTCTGAGGCGCTGAAAGTCATCCAGGATTCGCAGGCTGTGATTCGTCGCATTAAGTTTCCATACGCCATGCGGCCTGTGGAACATATGCGCATCAATGGGCGCCTCAATTATACTCTCCTGGAGAATGAGGCTGAGAACTGTCGCAATGCTTCTGATCCGTTGGATCGTTTTCCGTGGCATGTTTGGGAAGTTGCCAGACACGATTTTGCTACTGGCAAGACCAGTGAGCATTGGAGGCCAATGCGTGAATTGCTCGATGAGATGATTGCGGAAGTCCGGCTGAAAGACTCGCAATTTGCGGTGCATTCTGAGCGCAAGTTCAATTTCATTGATGGACTATTGGCTCAACACAATGTGGAAACACAGAGCGGAATACACGATGCCGTAAATAAAGTGTTTGAAGTTGCCAGAACGAATAAGCACGAAACGGCTTCGTATGCGATGGTTATGGCGACACCGGGTCTGTCGTTTCAGAACAGGGTCTACCTCGCAGGAGCAGTGAGATCCGGCGCGTTCGTTGCGAACAACCTGCAAAAGATTAAAGGCAAGTTCAGTTTCCTTTCTGATGTCAAAGAAGATTGTGTCGAACATCAGAAGGATGAATTGTTCTGCTGGCGTTCTTCTCAGAATCTTATCAGGTTGGTCAAGAATGCAGGAATTTTCCTTGCCGGTTCTTTAATCTCTACACTTGTTGTTGCTGCTGTGATCGCTACCGTGCGCGGTCTTGTGTCCTTTCTTAAGGCACTTTTCGGTGTGACTAAGAAGGTCATTAGGAAGTTGCATTGCTGCACTTTTGCGAACGGCAAGCGGAAACAGATGGAGATAGATTGTGATGATCGCGCGAACAGTTCCAGCGTTGATCTTTGGTCCATTAGCAAGAGCATCGATCATTCGTGGCTTGAGCGTGGTGAGATTAACGATAACTGTAAGTATTCGATTGAGCAAATCAGTGAAGGTAACAAACTCTTGCGTGAGATGAACCCTGGGATTGAATTCTCATGGTGGGGCAGCACGGAGGACTGTCCTTTCGATATTCATGCTGCACCTGGCAAGCTCTTTGGCTATGACCTTAATGGTTATGAGGTTGAGCTTATGATTTACAGCAAGGAGCGGAAGGAATTTTTGAAATCGCATGATGTCGCTGCGCAAAGCAACCGTAATGCCACTATCCGCACGCAAAGCAACGAGCGCCCTTGCTCATCACTAGTGTATGATAATACATACGTTGCTAGTGTGCCATTGCATAATGGCAATACGCTGGCTTTGGGTCAAGTCTTATTTGTCGTCAACGACATGGCTATCCAGCCTGAACATTATGTTGCCCACGTGCGTGAAGCTTTGGACAAGGGCAGTGTGGACGTGTCAACTTTGATCACTTTTCAGTCCGCGGCCAATTATGAGCATGTCTTTACCATGACTGTGGGCAAGTTTCTTGCATTGAAGCGGCACTCTGAGCCCGAGTCTGATCTGGACATTGTCCTTTATGAGGACATCCGTGCACACAAGAATATTATTGCCAAGTTTGTGCTCGAAAGGGATGTTGAATCTCTAGGTGGTAGTTCAGTGGTCTTGGAGGTTGCGCGCCCAGAGTATCGCGACAATTTGGTGCGGTATCGTCCCATGGCCTGCAATTCAGTAAAAGTAGGCAAATCATTGCATTATGAGGGCCGCGTATTGAACCGTTACTGGAAATATGTGGCTCCTACGCAGAAAGGTGATTGTGGTGCACCGTTGACCCGTTTGGACGAACGTCGTGCCAATGGTGCGGTAGTGCTTGGACTTCACGTGGCTGGATGTGTTGACTACGGCGAGGGTTACGCTAACATCGTGACTCGCGAGAAGATCAATACACTCGTCCAGAAATTGAATGTCATCAAGGACGAATTTGAGGAGGATCTCGCCGCTCGTGGTATTGTCACTGTGCAGTCACAGGACCTTCCGTTTGCAGAGGCTGGTTCATTTATGCCTTTGTACAAGGTTGAGACACCAATTAATAATGCTTGCATGTCGAAATTCTATCGTACTCCGGCTTTTGGTGCTTTCGGTCCTTATGATTGTCTGCCAGCTCATTTGAGCCCAGTATTCAGGAATGGTGAAGTAATTTACCCTATGGAGAATGCAGTTAAGCCGTATAGCAGCCCATTGCGGATTTATTCGCAGCCATGGTTGCCTGAAGCGGTTTACCAAGCGATGAAGCCATTGTGCGTCACGACTCAAGATTGTTCGCGGCGCATATATTCTTTTGAGGAGGCTGTCCTTGGTGTGCCTGAAGAGAAGTTCCGTTCCATTCCGCGTTCCACCGCGGCTGGTTTTCCGTATGTGACTTATTGCGCCAACGGAAAGAAGGAGTTCTTTGGTGATGGCCAAGACTATGACTTGGACAACCCGGCCGCACTTGCTTTACGTGAGCGTGTTGCGTATGTAATTGAGAAAGCCAAGCGGAACGTGCGTCTTTCGCATGTGTTCGTGGACTTTCTCAAGGACGAAATTCGCCCCAGGGCCAAGGTCGACGCCGTCGCAACTCGTCTGATTTCTTCGGCTCCGCTCGATTACACAATTGCCTGGCGCCAATATTTTGGTGCATTCAGTGCTGCCGTGATGCGCAATCACACGCGTATTGGCATGGCACCTGGTATCTGTGTGTATAGCGAGTGGGATGGTTTGCGCTCGCATCTTGCACAAAAAGGTGACAAAGTCTTTGACGGAGATTTCAAGGCTTTTGATTCTTCAGAGCAGCCGTCCATTCATCGCTTGGTGCTCGATGAGATCAACAGGTGGTATGATGACGGAGAGGAGAATGCACGTGTCAGGCGCGTGTTATGGCTTGATCTTGTGCATTCTCGCCATATTGGCGGCAAGGGACGCGATCAGAGACACATCTACCAGTGGTGTAAGTCACTGCCTAGCGGCCATCCTTTCACCACCATCATCAATTCCATCTATTCTCTTGTCCTTTTGATTTCAGCATACCGCAGCATTACAGGCAAGATGGACTTCTGGGCACACGTTAGCCCGATCACTTACGGCGATGATAACGCTTGTAATGTGACCGATGACATTGCGCAGCAATTTAACCAGGTTACTGTCGCTGATGCGCTGGCACGCGAGTTTGGTGTAGTTTACACACCGGGACGCAAGGATGGCATTTGGACGCCTACAGTGCCTATTGAGCAAATCACGTTTCTTAAGCGTGGTTTCGCTCTAGAGCCTGGCGTTGGGTGGTTATGTCCTTTGGAGATGGACAGTTTTTATTTTACGTGCTACTACAACAAAAACAAGAAGGATGAAAAGAAGATTTTGAATGACGTGTTAGAGAACACGTTGTTTGAGCTGAGTTTGTATCCGCAGGTCGTGTGGGACGAGAAATCGCCTGCAGTCCTTAAGCTGATGAAACGCAACGGTTTTCAACCGGCATTCCAGCCTACAAGGGAGGGCTACCTCAGAGAGCTGAGGACTCGTTCCGAGTTATGGTACTAGTCAATTTTGTCCTGTTTGGGGCAATAACAATGCTTGCGTTCGCGGCATACCTCATGTACTTGTTTACATGGGTTAAAGTCGAGCGGATTCGCGTTGCAAATACGGGCATAAATGGGCAAAATGAGTTGCGAGTAGCCCCATGATTGTCGACAGGGCGCGCGGATTACTTAACGTGGCCTTTGGCCTTACTACTCAGGCCGTTTGCCAGAGAAAACTCGCACCCAGCGATGATGGAGAGTAAACGCTGGCGTACAACTTTCCGCTAACACAGGTTCAAATGAAATAAATCTGCGCGAGTCCGTGCAGGACTGCGAGGACATCAACAGTCTTTCTGTTGGTGCAAACCCGACCGTCGCGGGTAAAACGACGTTTATGCAGGAGGCTTGTACTTCTGTTGAAGCTCTTGGTGCGCATTACGCGAAAGCTACGGAGGCGCATAAGCAAACCGATGAGCAAGATATTACTAGGTACTATGCCAGGCCCCGCCTTATTAAGACAGGCACTTGCGCTACGGCCACTCGCAACAATCTTTACGCCGTCCAGTTTAGTCCGGCTTACCTATTGTCATCCATGACCGCTGGAGGACTTTCTAAGCTCACTGGAGTTTATGGTCTGCGTTTTACTATTGTGGTCACAGTGCAAGTTGCAGCGACACCCTTTCATCAGGGTGTCTTTGCCATCAACTGGCAATATGCTGCTACTTCAGGCGATACTTTTCTCCGTTACACGGAGACGTCTGCTTGCACTAATTTGCCACATGTGCGGCTTGATCTAGCCACAGACACGATGGCAGAGCTGCGCATTCCTTACGTAGGCATCTATGACTTTGTGACTAAGGAGTCTCTCGACACGTATGGGACACTGGCTATCAATCCAATCTTGCCGGTTGCCTCCGTTACGGGCATTAGCCCTCCGACCTACAAGGTGTTCTTCCATCTGGAGGACATGGAGTTTGTTGGAGTGGCACCTAACGCCACGCGTGATATTACTCCGCAATCTGGTGTAGTAGAGCGTGAGTTCGAGAATGAAGCTTATCCACTTAGTTCTGCGACGGCTAGCCTGGCGCGAACTTTCAGATGGATATCTAAGGGAGTGCCTTCTATTTCTTCGATGACGGGACCACCGGCGTGGTTTCTTGAGAAGACTGCAGGCGCTATCCGAAGTTATGGTTATGCCAAACCGCAGATCGTTGAAGCGCCTAAACGCGTTGTTACCACCACAAATGTGTTGGAGCATAACGTTGACGTGCCGTCACAGCTGCTATTGGTTGCACCAACAGCTTCTAATCACCTCAAGGTGGACAAGCGCTTTGCTTTCACTGATGTGGACGAAATGTCATTGGCGTATGTCACTTCTCAGTGGTCTCAGGTTTGCGTTGGTAAGTTCAAGACGACTGACACTCACGATTCTGTTTTATATGCTTCAAATGTGAGTCCGTCTTGCATGTGGTTTAGGGCCCCCACATCAGCGCCTTATTGTAACATCCCACCCCCGCGTTCCAATATTACAGGCAAAAACTCGTTTATGCCTTCCCATCAGTTTGCCTTTGCTAGCATGTTTGGATACTGGCAGTCGTCTTTTAAGTATAGATTTACTTTTGGGAAGACCAAGATGCATGGCGGGCGGGTATTGCTCACTTTTGTCCCGAATAACACTTTCGGGCCGCCAGATATTCCACCTACTAAGATTCTGGGTCCTGAGTCCAATGCGGCTGGTCTTCAACCGACCGGTTACTCCATGATTGTTGATCTTCGTGATAGTAATGTTTTTGAGTTTGATGTGCCATATAGTTCGGTGGCACCTTATTGTAAGTTTTACGAGTCTTGTGGCAGCATATCCATGGTTGTATTAGATCCGCTTCAGGCTCCGTCTGTTGTTTCTGATTATGTAGATTTTCTTGTGGAGGTCAAGGCAGTGGACATGGATTTGCAGCGACCAGTTGGGCCACAGCATGTTTCACATCCATTTGGCACCATTACTACACAGTCTGGCGTTGTTCAACGCACTTTCACTCCCGAAGTGAGTCAATTAGTGTCTGGTGAGTCCATCAATTCGGTTAAGCAGCTATTGATGATGCCTACTACGACGAATGTGCGTATGGCTCCCGGTTCTGCTGATATCGATATCATGCCGTGGTTTTATCATCCACGTCAGACTACCTCAGATTCTGCTGGAGCGGCTCCGCCGCCGACGCAATCCTGGTCTTATGGTGGCAATTTAGCCACGTATTACCAGTTTGTCCGAGGTTCGACTGACCTGCATGTCTACCACGCTCAAGACGCTAACGCAGTGTATGCTGCGGTTTTTCTTTCTGAAAATGGAGGATATATAACGCGTCGCCCATCCGTGGCAACGGCTCCAATCGTTGAGAGCTCAGATGGTGCGCTACATGCGCGCTGCCCTAGCTACCAACAGTTAGTTCGTTTGCCTTCATATTCCAGTAACGCGTATGATACTGATACTGGACATCCCTGGGCTCCTGATTTTGACCTTAATGGTGCACAGAAGCCCGGGCAAATTATCCAGTATTCCAACACTAAGCCTTGGTTGCAAACAATTCTTCCCAAGCTAAGGTTGGCATACGAATCCGTCACCGGCACTTGTGGATTCACGATCAAGCGGTCTGCTGGTGATGATGCTATGCTTGGTCACTATCTTGGTCCTGTTCCTATGCTTATTTATAACGGCACGCCTACTGGTTTTGCCGCTGTTTTGGTTGAGCTAGATCCCAAGATTTCAGTCCCTGCCGCGGCTCCCCCTGGTTTCATAGAGTCTCAGAGTGGTGTTGTCAAGATTCAGGCGGGTACTGGTTTTCCAATAATTCCAGCGGAGCCGGATTTCGCTGGGCCCCCAGGTCCTTCTGGTCCTACGGGCTCCCAGGGTCCAATGGGTCCGGCTGGTCCTATTGGTCCAGCTGGTCCTGCAGGTCCAACAGGCCCTGCGGGTCCAGTTGGTGGGTTTGGACCACAGGGGCCAAAAGGTGATACCGGTTCGCAAGGACCTGTTGGCCCTACTGGTGCCCAGGGGCCTGCAGGCCAAACTAATTTCGTGAATCCGGTGTATTACACCGTGACTCTTACAAAACAAGGAGGCGCAATTTGTACAACTGATACCAGATCTTTGTATCTGTACACGGGTGCGCTCGTCACTATCACTGGTGTGACAAACCCAGTCGCCAGTGTCGAAGCCACCCTGCGCTCAGACGACATCTACATCAACTATCCTGTTGCCACTCTTGAAGTATGGCAGCGTAAGGAGAATGCGCTGCAGGTGTTGTATCTCACTCCGAAAGCTCTTGTCTGGATTGACAAGAATGCCGGGGTCATTCCTGGCTCTCTCTCGGGGGAGATGTTTGTGCGCTATTATAATGGTGCCTCCTTACCATAAATATTCGCTCGTCCTCATACGATAGAGGGCCGTCGACAGTCGTTACTGTCCTCACGTCACAAAGACGCGGCGTGAGTACCATCTTTTTGAGAAAGCTTGTATAGGTTTTTTCTCTTCGGAGACTTGTTAGTCCTGAATCATGCGTATGCGTGCCTCCCAGAAAGATGGGTGCGCATGCGTATGTATAGGACGCACGAAAGAAAGTACACACGGAGTGTATGAGTATTTTTCCTATACAACTGGGTAGACCTCGGCCTGCGGGCCGGGGTTTGCCGTTTTCTGTTACAAAA